GATATTGCCTTCTCCAAAGTAATGAACAATCTTCTTACGTTTATTCTATCAAATGCACTCGGCGTTGATAAACCAGTTTTATCACCAAACAAGATAGTACCTTGTCCTGGCATTGTAACAACTGGATTAATTCTAGCTCTGTACAATTCATCTCTTTGTGTTTTGTTAGGATTGTAAGCAAGTTTTACTACGCCTCTTAATACTCCTCTGTTGAAACCAGCAGGTGAGAACCAAGAATCTGCGATTAAGTCTGTTCTTGCAGCCAATCCAGCAGTATCTCCGTTAAGAGGTACATATCTGAACACGTCATTGTATTTGTCGTATGTATATTTGTAACCACTATCAAATACTACGTATGAAGATGATCTAATACTATCAAAGAAACCTTTAACGTTAGTTGTCTGTGTAGTAGAGTTTGTAACGTTAACAACGTCTGCTCTTTCAGGAGAAGCAAATACTACTGCGTCTTTTCTGTTTTCAGCAATTGTTATTAGGTTGTCTATGTGTGTAGCGTCACCTTTACCAGCAATGATTAAGTTTACATCAACCGTATCACCGTCAGCATATTTTTCGTATGCAGTTTTTAATTCTGCGTTTGAAACAGCAGAACCATCAGCACCACTTACTAGTGATCTAGTGAATGGTAATGATAAAGCAGTGAATGTTGTACCAGTAGCAGTAGAACCCCAATTTGATCCTGTTGCAACGTGGTCCATCCAGTAAATGTATTGTGATTTATTGTAGATTACATCAACGTAATAGTTTGTATCACCTTGTGATGTTTTAGCGTCTGAAGCTTTAGATACGTTTGAATAAACTTCTAATACTTCACCAGCGTTACCAGTAATACCACCGTCTTCGTCAACTACGACAATGTGCATTTCATCTCCTGAGCCTGATCTAGTTGATGTGTAAGTTGAAGTACCTGGAGCAGCATCCACTAAATCGTAGTATCTCCATCTTCTTCTTACAGCAGAACCGTCTGCTACAGCAGTATGTAAACCACCTGTACCTGAAGGATGTCTTACGAAAGTTAATGTGTTTGTATTAACAGCAGTAACTCTATATTCATGTCCCCCAGCTTCGCCGAAGTTAACAATATCGCCAACTGCAAAGTCTGTGCCTGAAGTTAGTACGATAGTTGTATCACCAACAGCTGTTGATGAATCGTTTGTTGTTGTTTTTGCAGCCATCTCATATGCGTTTGCACTTGGACATACTGATACTTGCAATGAATTACCCCATGCGCCTGCTGTTCTAGCAGCCCATTCGCCAACGTTAGCAGAACCTGTGTTGTAAGGTCCAGTACTTCCGTCACCGTTTTGGTAATGATCTGTATTTTTTATTTGTAAAGCAGTTCCAGAAACTACTGCGTTAACACTCCCAGAATTTGCAGCTCGTACAACTCTTAAACTAGATGAATACTGCAAGAAACTAGCAGCAGCAAAATAGTATTCAAAAGTAGTAGAGTCAGGTTTACCAAACGTTTCAGTTAACTCTTTTTCTGAACTAATAGATGTTACTTCATCCATTGGTCCTTGAGCAAATTGACCTGCAACAGCACCGATCGTAGTTGCTACTGCTGGTATTACGTTTGTTAGATCCCTCTCTTTTACGAGTACACCTGGTGAAACTTGAAATGCCATATGTGTTCTCCTTATTAGCTAATAGGTATCATTAATCTCGTTTATATTTATAATATATCACCTTTTCGTACGGTCACTGGCGTCCATCGTTCACCAGAATCGTCCTGAAAGCTCTCGTCTTCTACACCATCATTCATAAACCCAAATGGTGCCATATCTTGTTCTATTGCGTTTTGTTGTTCTTCATACATTCTAGCACGTATATCTTGGTCAGTCATCTCTTTAAAATATCTTTGATTAGTGATCCATGCAAAGATAACGCAACACATAACTAAATCATCATTAGAACCTTCTTCAGCTTGCCAACCACTACCACGTCTAACAAATGTTGACAATTCTTGTATAGTATGAAAATCATTTATTATAATCTTATCGCCTTCTAATAATGATTTTAAGTTAGAACAACCTATACGTTTTACTTGTTTGGTCATACGTACACCTAATTGTGTACCTCTCTTACTAAAACCACCACCTAATATTTGACCTGCTCTACCTTTCATCATACACATTAATAGATTAGTATATTCTAATTCAAATTGTAATGCGTCTGCTATTTGATGTCCTAAATCATTTACTTCAACACATACATGAGCATTGTTATATGCCTTTGCAACTTTCTCAATTGTATGAGGAAATAATATAGGTTTAATTTCGTTATCTCTAAATTTTGCAACCATCTTATATGGCATTTGCGATACATCAAATACGGTAAAGGCAGAATAATCTCTTACGGTACCACGTGCTACGTCAACCGTCATAACATAATCTTTGCCTTTTTCAGGTCTTGTGTACATATCTAAACCTTCGTTTGATACAACAGGTGTATTGTGTGATAATGTTCTTAATTTAGATGGATTGATTAATGTATCTACTGATCCTACAAACTCACACTCAAACTCGGTAGCAAATTGTGCCTCACTAGTGTTTCTAATTGTTTCATCTTTCCACTTCTCATCTCTACCAGGTACCTCTGACCAATGTACTTCAATAGGTACATAATCATTTCTTTTGTGTTGAGCGTCATTCCATAGTTTATAAAACATATTCATTCCATGTGGTGTAGATACAATCATAACTTTAGATTTTTTACCAGATGAAATTGTAGGATATACTGAACTAAAAAATTGTTCAGATATATTATTAGGTATGAAAGCAAACTCATCAAGGAATATGATGTTAAATGAACCACCCCTAATTGCACTTGAAGATGTTGCAGCCGCAAGAATTTTACTGCCGTTTTCTAATTCTAAAGAACCTTTGTTCCAGTTTAGTACACCTTGTTGTAAAAATTTAGGTAAGTTTTCATATGCAAGTTGTAATCTACCTAATAAATCTCTAGCAGTAGAACTTTTGTTTGCAAGTATGGCAACGTTTATATTGTCATTGAATATAACTTGATGTAATAGATATGCGATAATAGTAGTTGATTTACCAGACTGTCTAGGTAGTTTACAAATAGAAAAACGATTATCATGGAATGTCTTAACCATTTTCTCCTGAAAAGGGTACATATTAAAAGGTACTAGACCTTCATCAATGTTTACAATTCTAGTGTACGTTTTTATAAAGTGTATAGGATCTTCCATACACTTTGCAATCTCTCTTACTTGATCTTCGGTATAACTTTGTTGAAGATTTGCTTTATAAAGATTTGGGTTACCTAGATATGCTTCCGTCATTGTCTAAATTTCTCCATTTAATTATTTCTTCTATCGCAGGTTTATAATCAGGATGTGTTTTCAATTTCATTTTTAAATTTCTATAAATTTTTGATTGATTCAATTCGTCTTGTCTTGTTTTAATACCATAACCTGTTGACATCATAACTACTGGTGCAGATTGCATATGTGTGAAACCATATTCGTGCCATTTTTTTAAATCTTTAGAAAAACATAAATTATAAGATATATCTAAACCACTTGATAACAAATAATTTGTTAAATTAGCACAAAATATTCCTACTTCAATACTTACATGTTCTCTTAAAGAACTCATTATATCTGGTATCATTTCATCAGCAACATGTTCACCTGTATCTATCATCATTTCATAAAAAGGATTTGCCTTTTTAACTAATCTTTGTGAAAAAACAAATAGATACGCTGATGATCTTACGTGATTATAATTAGGATTAGGATTTTTTTCTGCGTCTTTTGTTACGTTTGAATAACCTTTTGCGTTATATTCTACATCTGTCCTTTTATGATTTTGATTACACATTTTCCAGATGTTTTCTTTGTATGATTTTTTATCAGGTCCATATACATCAACGTTATAAGCCATCATATTGTTTTTAGATGGTTGAGTTTTCCACGCTTTATATAATGCGTCTTCTACTATTTTCTTTTCTGGTATTTTTTCTTGTGAGTAATTTATTATGTGTTTTCTTTTTGATTCTAATAACTCAAAGTGATTAGTCATATTTGTGCTCCTCAGGATTAAAACCATCTTTAAATGTTTTGTCTTCCTCAGGAGTTACGTTTTTATTTTTATTCTTTAACATTTTATGTAATTCTGCTGAAGAGCCTACAAACAAAGCTTGTTTTATATTTGTGCTTGTTTTGTTTGGTACGTCTTTAAGTGTTTTAAGTTTACCTTGTAAGTCTTGTAATTTATCAACTGTATCAGCAACTTGTTTGATTAAGTTACCTGCGACCTCATATGCTCTAGGGTGTTGACTTTCATTCGCAATATCTAATATACCTTGTATAGCGTCTTGTCCACGTTCAATAAGATTATAATAGTTTTCTCTACTATATTTGTAATCGTTATCAACGTCTTCTTTTTCTTTATCTTCCATCCTAGGTACAGGTGGAGTAAATTCTTTTTTAACTACAGCTTTAGTTAGTATTTTCTCGTTAGAGATACCAAGTGCTTCGTTTATTTTTTCGTCTATAGTCATAATTAATAATTCGTTATAGTTGTTGTAAATCCAAAATCATCATCAGCGTCAGCAGTAGTAGGATTAGGAACTACAACAATTCTTTCTTCTTTTTCTGCACTAGCGCCTGTGTCGTTATACAAATCTGTTTGAGCAGTTTTAATAACTTTACTAGAATATATAGGGCCATATAGATAAGTTTTTGCTGTAAAGTTTAATGTATAGTTTACAGCTCTTCTTTGTGTAAATGAACCATCATATGTATCCTGATAATCAACACTATTTAGTGTTATCGGAACATCTCTTTTTATACCCATACTTGGTATTGCATTTACTGTAACTGTATAGTCTGGTTGAAAGTATGGTAGTATTTGTTCTATAATACATAGACCATCTTCAGCAGTTGCTGTAAATGAATATAAGTTAAATGATAAATTGTAAGGTACAGGATTGTATTGATAATATTGTTTACTTGCGTCTGAAGTATTTACATTTTTAAACTTACCAACTCTTTGTAACTTACGAGATGAGTCATAAGACAAACCAGCAATTTCAAAACCCATACGAGGTAATGACATTGCCATTTCTCTTTGATCTAAATTAGGTTGTTGTTCTAATCTTGTTAAAAACTTTTCTTTAGGCGAATATGCAAGAGGTACTTTTAATCTTTGTATTGTACCACCATCACCATCTTTTCTTACAATGACAATGTTATTGAATATTGTACCAAATGATACAACAATCTTTCTTAATGATTCGTGGTAAAATTGTTTTCCAAACATTATGTTTCATCAACCTCTCCGAAAGGGTTTCTTTCTGTAAAGTCTAATATGTCATCACCTGTACTAGCAGTATCAAACCCAGCGTCAGCATTGTACGTGGCGTTGTCAGCGTAATCTCTAGTTTGTGTTGCAAGATTTATATCTTCGTGTGTTTCTGCCAATAAGAAGTTTATAGTGTTTAATGTAGTATCAGAATCTTCTAACATGATACCACCACCATCTTCTAATGTTAATTGATGTTGTAATTGATCTATAGATAATCTATCTTCAGCAACGTCAATTTCTGATCTGCCTGTATCAAGTTTCTCACTAGAATATTCAAATCTAGTTGTTCTTAATTTATAGACAGGTAAGTTACCTAGTTGAAAGAATGGTTCCTGATCTTCTACGAATTGTATCTCAAAAAAACTATTCATCAAAGGTACATAAATTAAATCAC